GATGTATTTGGACAAGTTCCAGCAGTTGTGTAAGTAATTGTATAACTAGCTATTGTTGAAGCACTTAAATCAATCTCACCAGTAGAACTTCCTGTATTGCTACCACTATCTACAAACACTAAACCACTACCAGCACTAAATGTACCACCAGTTAAACCTGTAATAGTAGGTGTAGGGTCTGCTGCGTCTTGTCTGTAGGCACTATCTGAATAAGCAAAAGTAGCATCATCTAAATCATTTATAGTTAAATTAAAAGTAGCGGTTGCTGCATTCGTATCTGTATAAGTAATTACATAAGTAGCTCCTGAAGTTGAGGCATCAATATCTACTTCACCAGTCGTTGTACTAACAAACACTAATCCAGTAGTAGAACTAAATGTACCAGCACCAGCATTACCTGTTACTGTTGGAGTAGGGTCGCTTGCATCTTCACAAAAAGCACTTGCTGAATAAGATATACTAAGAGCAACACCAGTACCACCAGCAATATTAGTATCACCACTTGGCGAATCATCATAAACAGCACCAAAGTTATTGGTAGAATTAGCTTTTGCTTTACCCCAATCGTTAGTGTTGTTTACTGCACCTTGTCCCCATTCTATTGTGTTATCTGGCATAATATATTTTTAAAGTACCCAACCTCCAAAATCTGCAACATCATCTGGATACATATCTTCTTGAGAATTACTATAATACTCAGGTATTAATCCAGCTGCGTTATTTTGCATATAATCTATAAATCTATTTGTGTAAAACTGTGCTGTTGTTCTACTTCTCTCTACTAAGCTATCTACGTGTTCTTTTGTTAGTGCTGTGCTATTTTCAGGATTCTTAGTATATATACCACCATTAGAAATATTAACACCAGCATAAGGTAAGTATTCAACCATACTCCAATGTAGAAGCATTGGTTTTATATAATCGTTTAATAAAGCTAAGTAAGGATTTGCTAAAGTACCAGCAACTATTTCATTTTGTATTTTAACATATAATTCAGTACCTAAGTAATTCTGAATGTGTATATCTTGCGCTTGGTTAATATACGGCAAGATTTTATCATTATCTATATTACCATTAGCAGCTGTAAATACTGAAATATCGTGTCTTGTTACAAATAATGCTTTACTCATTTTCCTTTATAATTTGGGTGATGTCCATTATTAGGCATATTTACTGGAGCTTTTTTTGCTTGTTTTCTACCTCTTGGTTTTGGTTCGTAACTCTTAGGTATAGTTTTACTTTTCTTGTAATCATCTAAATCATCACTACCAACTTCTTTTCCTTTTTTAATTTTGTATAAAATCTGTTGCCATTTGTGTCTGCAATAAACACCACCTTTAAATTTAAACAAATCATACTTTTGGTCATTGTGCATTGGTAATTTAGCAGCTTTAAAGTTCATATCTCTGCTTGCTTTATCAATATCTTCTAATCTATAAACAATACCAGCACCAGTTCTGTTCATCATCTCTTTGCAAAACTCTCTGCTTTCACCACCTCTACTGCTACCTTTAGCATATTTGTATCTTACTTTATACATTGATTTATCTAAAGTAGAAAATCCATCTTCTTTGCTATCTACAACATCACTTAATTGTATCATTGATTTAGCCCAATCCTCAACACTTTCATTTTCATCATCTAAATCTCTAATATCAACTATCTCAAACTCTTCAGAATCCATTTTAACGCCTTTAAGCGAATCTAAAGCATCTTTTAGTAGTTCATCACTATCTTTGTTAGAAACACTCTTAGAAGCCATTATTTCAAGCTCTGTGCTTTCTTCTTCTTCCTTTATACCAGTTTGTTCTTCAATAGCTTCTTCACCTTCAACATTTTCTAAATCCATAAACTCAAGTGGTTCAATAGTTTTAAAGTAAAGATTTAAACTAATATCATTAACTGCTAATATTGCATCTAAGCTATCAATTAAAAGGTTTTGATATGGTTGTATAACTACGTTATTAAAAAGGCGTGAGGCGTTTTGTATTTCATCAGCATTGCTTGAGAAACCATTAGCAGAAGATAAACCTAATAACAACGGTGAAGTAACTCTATGTGTTAACATAATTTTTCTACTACATTCTTCACTTAAATAAGTGTAATGTGCTGGAGCATCATTTAGTGGTATATCCTCAACAGTTGTTTTACTTTCTGCATTATTGTTAAATGCAACAATTACTTTTTCACCATAGCTACCAGTAAGTTTTTGCATTACATCATTCTTAATAGCTAATTGCTTTTCTCTATCTGGAACACCATTATTAAAGTTCACTACCTTAGTACCACTAAAACCATTTTGAGTATCATTAATTAAATAACAAGCAATTTCGTTTTCAAGCGTGGCATAAGCAGTATTATAATCTGCTGGTGAATAATAGTAAAAACCAGTTACATATCTTTTAATAATATAAATTTCATTTTGTGCGCCACTACCAAAAACAGGAAACTTTTTTAGTTTTGTATTTCTATCAACTTTTGTCCAATCAGCAGAATAAAAATAGTTTTTTACTTCGCCATTATCATTCATCTTTTCAGCTCTTAACGTTTCTCTTGGAAAATGTGTTATTGCTGATATTTTATTACCATTGTAAGTTATTTGAAAAGCTGCTTCACCTAATAGCTTTAAATCTTGGCAAACATTTCTTAAATCGTGAGGTTTTACCAAACTTTTCATTTGTGCATACTGGTCAGGCTTTTGTGCTGAATCAGTTGCCTCTAATCCTTTACCATATATTTGATTAACAACACCGTTAATTACTGCATTGTTTGTTGTGCTATCCATATAGGCATCTATCAAACTTTGGTAATAGTCGTTATTATCACCTATAGATACCCAATCTTTATTGCGTTCTTCTGTGATTGTTGGCTTTTCGTATTGTCCTAATTGTATTAAATGTAGATTATCCATAATATATAAATTGATTGTCTCCTGTGCTTTGTTCTATATAAACACCATTTGATATTTCATAGTCTGAAAGTGTTTGGTCTGAACAATACATTTTGTCTTTAAAAATTATTGTGCTATCTGTTGTGTTAGTGATTGTAATAGTATAGTAATTGTTTTCTTTTAATATTGTAGGTTCTTGATAACCTTCAAGAAAAGCATATTGGTAATAATAATCTAATTCATTAATCGTCATATTAGTATCTGTAAAAATAATTTTATTTTGTGCTTCTGATTTAATAACAATTTTATATGTTTTAGTATTTAAAATATCCTCTCTTGGTATAAAGTTAATATATTTTACTCCTAATGTTGGATTTATCTGCATATTTTAAAATAAAAAAGGGGAGGTTAATCACTCCCTCCCCTCCAATCAAACTATATATTATGAATCACACAATTAATTTAATTGCGTATTTTTTAACTATTCGTACCTACAGTTACAGTTACAGTTGCAGAACTCATTCCAGCAAAAGGGTCAGCAGCAGTACCACCACTAATAAAATTAGCTGGCTCAAGTTCTTGACCAGTTAATGTTAGTGAGTAACCGCTTAAGTCACCAAAAGCAGTTCCTGTAGCTATACTTCCGCCCGTAACTTCCATACCGTGCTCTAATCCACATAGCATAAAGTTACCGTTTCTATCCTCAACAGCAATGTGAGGTCTACCGTAAGCCATAAGTTTTAATTCCTTATTATCTTCTTTAGATAATTTAGGTAGTGTTAAAGTTAATGTTTCTTCAAAGAATGTTGTACCATTCTCTCTTGAGGATGTAATAGCAGTTTCCAAACTATTTGTTCCTTTTAAATCATATTGGTAGCAAGTAAATGTACCAGATAAATCGGTGATTTCATCGCCTACTTTAGTTACAGTTCCTAAGTCTCCAAAGTCAACAAACCAAGCTCTAACCAATCCTCCGATTTGGTCTTTACAGGGATTTTTTCTCCCACTTGTTAAATCGCAAGCCATATTGTTATTGTTTTAAATTAAGGGAGCATTTCAGCTCCCTAATTATTATTTTATTTCTTAAGCGTGGTAAAGAACAACGTCAGAACCTATTCCGTAATTTACAGCACTTGTATATCTCATTATAACTCTTACATTTTGAGAGCCATCTAAATCAGCCATATCAAGAACTTTTACTTCGTTCATATCGTTTAATAAACCAGTACCAAAGTATAGATTAGATTTTTGAGCAGCCATTGCAGTATCATCAGCTAATCCATTAGCAACGAAGATTTTTACACCATCAAAAGATAGTTGTCCACCTGCGTTGTACCATTGTGTTCCTTGTGCGTTAACACCATTTGAACCAATAGAAGTTGCAAATCCACCTAAAGCTCTAACATAAGCTCTTGCAATGTTTTGTGATACGTAAATGTGAAGGTCTTCTTTATTGTAAAGTGCAGAAGGTACTGCATCAACAATAGAACCTAATTTATCAATTACGTTAGCAGCAGTTACAGCAGCGTGAGATGCAACATCTACTACATCAGAATCAGCTAAAGCTAAAGTTACTAAACCATCAAATTCACCAGCGTTTGCATTAACACCTTCCCAAATATTAGATTCAGTTTTTTCAGCTACTAAACCAGCTACGTGTCCAATAATGAAATCTGAAAACTTAGGTGGCATTTTATCAAATGCAGAATATCCCATTTGAGCAGCTTCCCAATCAGATTGAAAATCTTGCTTACAAAATTGTAAGTTTACTTGAAACTCCTCTGGTTGTAATAACCTTTCAGTTAATGTTACTGTAGCAGTTGCATCAAAATCGCAAGAAGCGTTTTTAATTACATTTGCATCAGTAGCTACTTTTTTCATAGTAGACTTATATTTGATATTAGGCATTACTTCTATACCGCCTTTATCAATTGTGTTAGCACTTAAAAGAGCAGCAGAGATATATTTACCTGCAAATTCTCCAGCGTAAGTACTTGTTATACTTGTTGTTGTCGCCATTTTTTATTTATTTAATTATTGTTAAAAATTTTATCAAAAACCCTGTCTTTAGTTGTTTGTGTTCTATTGCTTGCAATATGAAAATTTACTTTATTATCAACTTCAGCTTCAGGATTATGTTTTACAGGTTCAGGAGCAACAGCAGATAGTTCTTCTTTTGTATCTTCTATTACTTCTTCCTTCATTTCTTCTTTGTTACCAAGTTTTTCGTCAATCATTGCTTTGATTTCTTCAACAGCAGATGTAAACTCTTCTTTGGTTACATAGTTCATTTCTTCTTTTTCTTCTTCCTCTAATTCAGTTTCTTTAACTTCTTCAGATTCTTCAGATAATTCTTCTTCAACTACTTCTTCTTCAGCAGCTTCTTTAATACTGTCAATTAAACCTTCTTCAGTTACAACTAAAATTCTATCACCTTCTAATTCATATTCACCAACTGGTAGAGCAATTTGCTCATCTTCAGTTTTAATAAATATAGATTTTCCAGCTTCAAAAGATTCTGCAACTAATACAGTTCCGTTTTCTAATGTAATTTCAGCCATTTCTATTTTTTCTTCAGAAAGATTAACTTTTTCACCAACAATATTTTTTATTTTGTTTAGTATTTCGTTTGCTTTCATAATTTGAGTATATACCTATAAACGTTTGAAAACCTTTACTGTTATATTTTTTTTCAACTTTATTTTATATCTTACCTATACCTTGCGCTTGTAAGCTACCATCACAGCATTTATTACTATATCTTTTACCATCTGGACATAAGCAACCACGCTTTGTATTTTTAGGTGATGTATTACTTGGCGTTTTAAATTTTTTACTTTTCATATTATTTTAATTTATGTTCTTTACAAGGCATATACCATTCTTTGCCTTCAAACTCGTGAATGTGAAAACCTTCACAATCTATATTTTTAGCCATCTCTTCAGCTTTTTCTTGTGTGCTGTAAGCTAACCTATCATCTATAATTGCAAAACTTTCATCAATTACCATAGAAGATAAATTAATTTCACCAAGTTCTTTTAACTTGCTTTCACTCCATCTTAAACCAGCTTTACCACCCCACAACAAATAACTAATTGTGCCACAAGCTTCTTTATCTCCTTCATCATAATATTCTTGCGCTCTACTTAAATAGCTATACATCCTTTTTAAAGTTTGTAAACTGATGTTTTCTTTTTGTGCTAATTGTTGTGCGCGTATTTTACCAACTTGTGTTGCACATTTATTATTTACTTTTTCATTTAATTCAATACCTCTTTTAGCATTATTACTAACTGCTTGTGGATAATCGTTATAACTTTCTAATTCTATATTTTTACCTGATTTAGTTCTTTTATCTTTCTTAATTAAAGCCTTAATATTACTAAGCATATATTCAGCCTCAGCTTCTTCAATAGCTTCTAACTCTTTACTCCATTGTGATTGCAAACTTGGGTCTTTAACTTGTGCTTTATCTGCAAAATAACCTTCAATTGAGAATCCTTTAACTTTACCAGTTTTTATATAATCATTCCATACTTCTTCATTTTCTACTTTCATTGAAATCATCCACGTTCCTTTAGGTACACTTAAACCATACTTCTTAGATTTATCCATTTCAGTATCTTCTACAATCCACGATTCAACAACTGTTAAATTGTTTA